GGATCTATACCGTTATGAGAACTAGAAACAAAACCGACGTCCTTAGACGTCTTACTCGACCAGCACATAATGTGCTGGAATCCCATGCATTCTGCACGGGCTTACCGGCGACAGCTACAGACACCATTTCGGTGCCTGCTGCTGATATTCCTACTGATTATGTTAACAGTAGGATGATCGACGCTACGGGTAGGAAAGTTCCTCACCCAGTGCTTCATCGTTCATTAAGCGTTAAGCTTGATGAGGGCGAAAGCGTTGTGTTTGCGAATACAGTCTCCGGCCGGAACTGCACTACGTCCTATGCGCCATCCACAGCGTGGGTGGCCTGGAACGCTAGTGAAGCATCCGGTCCATTCGGTTGGGACCTCACCTCATTAGGTGGTCCGCCGAACTGGACGATCAGTGCCACGGGAATCAATGAGCAATCGTTGATTAACGACGTCAAAGAGAAGGCTAGTCAGCTTAAGGCTGACGTTCTTCTTAATGTCGTGGAAGCCAATCAGATTTGGCCTTCCTTGCTTGGTCTAGCTCAATCTCTTCCTTTATTAAGGAAGGATTGGAAGGTTATACGCAAGCTTATTAAGTCGGTGTCTGGTGGCTATCTTGCTTGGAAGTTTGGGATTTCTCCTATCCTCCAGGATGTGATGGCCATAAACAGATACCTTCCTAAGTTAGGTGCTGATATCAAGAAACACGGAGACGGTCAGGCACAACGGTTCAGCAGAATTGCTGGGCTAAAGCCTGTTTTTCTCCGAGCGGACACTGTAGCAAGTACTTACAAGCTACATCCGAGTGGGGAATCTATTGAAGATCCCACAATCAGATACGTTCTAGTGGTGAAGCCGATTGTACAGTATCAGACTGACTTCTTTAAGTCTCTCGACACCTGTATGAAACGCTTCGCTACATCACCGGCCAGTCTTGCATGGGAAAAAGTTCCCTTTAGTTTTGTGCTAGACTGGTTTGTGGACATTCGCGCTATGCTTGGAAAACTTGACTCTCTGTTAGGCTTTGAGCCCTACAAAGTTTTGTCTTTCACGCGTAGTTACAAGTTCGTGCTAAAATCCTCTCAAGAAGTTACGTTATTTAGTAACTGTTCAGGAGGATCACAGCTACAACAGTGGCGGATGTTTGATAATGTGTATAGACACTACGATAGGTCCCTGGTTTCCAACGGGTCATATTGGCCTGTCTGGAAACCTCGCTTCGGAAAGAATCAGGCTGGCATTTCTGCTGCCCTGATCGGACAAAAACTGTCCGCGATGCGATCGACTAAACTATGGTCGAAGTAAAAGAAAACCACTTGGTTCTCCAGGTGGCAGCGCTAGGGTGCCCGTATATGGGCATTTACGTTAGGATTAACCAACATAAACTCATGAATGCCGACTTAACATTCAATTCTATTGTCTTCAAGAAGTCCTATGACTCTGATGGCAAATCGCTGCGTCAGTCTACAACTCGCGCTCAAAATACGCCGGACGAACTTATTATTCGTTCACAACCGTACGTCGACTCTGCTACGAAAGTAGCAGGTTTTCGATATACGTTTGGAGTTTATCGTACTGATATTCTTGCTCTGGATGGGACAAAGTATGTCTCATCTGTGAGTTCGACTATTCAGGTTCCGGGTCTTGCCCTTACTGCCGACATCACTACACTTGTAGCGACGTTTAAAGCAGCTGTGGCAGACGCGAACTTGATTGCAGCTATCCTCAACAACGAGAAGTAATTTCTCTCGCTTGGGAATTATTGAACGTCTTAAGACCACACATGTGGTTTTACTATCGTTAACTTAAGAACAGCGGCTCACATGAACCTCATGATATGAAAGTTATTACACAAACATATATTAGCCTGCTAGCAGACGTAGCTCATAAAACGGGATTCTCTGAAATACGAGGATCTTGTTCTGATCTACAATGGTGTGTCAACGATGCCCCAAAGCTAGAAAAAGCGTGGATGCGTGATCTCGAGATCGGGCGTAAGCCTGACGTCGAAAGTATGCCTCCACAGTTGAGGAGACTCGCACTCGGTTCCATAGAGGACCCGATTAAAATGCGATATCTTCGACAACTTCTTCTGTTCTGCTATAAGGTTTCGATGCAACATGACAAGACTACAACTGATCGTAGTATTGAGAACTTTATCAATACTAATTCTGAAGTGGGCGCTTTCGCTTCTAGTTTCTCAACTAGAAGCCCAGCTCTCTTATCTTCAGTCAAACGCCAGGTCCAGTCAGTTTTGTTCTCGTTACGTGAAGCGGATTTTATTCCGTCGCACGGGCCGGGAGCAGTCACTACGTGTAAAGAAAAGTGGGAAAAATCCTACTCGACGATAAACGCAGTGTTTAATCAGGCAGATACATTCTGCATGTACTTTAATCAAGAACATGCAGCTGAGCTACCTGAGGATCAGACGGACCTAATAGAGGCAAAGCTCATAGCTGTCCCTAAGGACAGCCGTGGGCCTCGTCTCATATGCGTGCATCCTGCTGAAGCCATATGGGTACAGCAGGGTGTTCGACGTATGCTGGAGAAATGTATCCAGCGTGTTCGTCGAGCGAAGGGGCCATGGCCATATGGCCATATCCACTTCGATGATCAGTCCGTTAACGGAAGAATAGCCCTCCTAAGTAGCAAATCGCGGCGCTATGCCACGTTAGATATGAAGGAGGCTTCCGATCGGATCTCAGACGTGCTAGTCCAGATATTATTTGGACGTTACTATAGCATGTTTGGTGCTTGTCGTGCCCAGACAGTACGGTTACCGGGAGACACACGTCTCTCGGCGAGCCTAAATCTGAATTGCTACGCTCCCATGGGGAACGCAACAACGTTTCCTGTTCAGAGTTTAGTATTCTGGGCAATCTGTGTTGCTTCATTGCAGCGTCAGGGTTATAGTAACTCTGGTGCTGTTTTTGTGTTCGGCGACGACTTAATCGTTCCAAGCCAATGCGCCTCGGGAGTCTGTGAAGACCTCGAGAGCTTTGGCCTGTGCGTCAATAAGGAGAAATCCTTTTGGCGTGGAGCCTTTCGCGAGTCGTGTGGTGTTGATGCCTATAATGGGATCAATGTCACGCCGCTTCGTTGGAAGACCTCAACAGATGCCGAACATCTGACGGATATACAAGCCCTCTCTGAACTCGCTATGCGCATGCGCATAGCGGGCTACTGGGAGGCTTCGGTTACGATCTACAGTCACATTCGCCGCTTCCTGCTTGTCCACTATAATCGAACGTTATTCTTAACGAATAACCCCGATCATGGTGGCATTGCCGAATACGTCGAATCTACTTCTAGTGTTCTGCACGAATGCTTCCCCTTAAACTTTAGACTTCCGCAAGGAAATACTATAGTGGACGGATGGCACTCGGGCTTACATTGGTGGTATACTGTTGTCTGGAGACTCCAGGAGACGCCGCAAGTGCGACGCTCACATGGTTGGAACCATGTACTGGAATCTGTCTGCAAACTATCGCAGACTGCACGTAGCTCGATCCCGTCTAGACTTGTCTCTCGACAAGTGAAGCTAGTTCGAGGGTGGACCAGAGTTCGGTAATCAGACCGACTGGGGCGCGGAATCCGTAAGGAACCGCGATGTACGCAGATCTGAATTCCATTCATTTAC